CGGCGCGCTGGGGGATTGTGAGGGCTGGTTCCAGCGGCCCTTGCGGCAATTCAGTATCTCGCAATTCGTGGACGGACCGACGCGCTATCTGCCCGATGATGCCTTCGTATCCCTGGGGTCCGGGTGAATGCGCCGCCCCCTGCGCAAACGGACTGGGCGCAGCAAATATCGTCAGACATTGACGGCGCGGGAAATCGAACTGTGGTACGCCCTGATCGATCAGCTGCGACAGAAAAAGCAACCCAAGCGCGTGTTTCTGCCGGTGCCTCGGCCGGAGCCCGCATGACGCCGTACAAGCTCAAGCACCTGATCCCCACCGAGGATTGGGAATGCCAAAGCCTCATTCGGTGGGCGCAGTATACGCGCCATAATGGCCACCGGATCGCGGATTTCCTCGTGATGATCCCGAATCGCGTGAAGCTCGTCGGGGACTTGAGGCAGCGCGCGATCACCATGGCCACTTGGAAGCGTTGCGGCTTCAAAGCGGGGGCGAGCGATTATTTCCTTGCGATCCCGACCGATCTGTCCCCGGGCCTGTGGCTCGAGATGAAGCGCACGGAACTATCGGTGACGAGCGATGAGCAATTGGAATTCCAAGCCAAGATGCGCGCCATCGGCTACGCGACGGCGATTGCAAAAGGCTGGGAAGAGGCGAAAGAGGCCGTTACCGCGTATTTGAGCCACGGAGGCTAAATGGACACCGAGGACTTCATCCACATCTCCCCGACACCCAAACCTTGGAGGCGTGTGCTAATTACGCATTCCCGGTTGTTAGAGTTGCTTAGCTACGACCCTCTAACTGGTGATTTCAAATGGCGGAAATTGGGTAGGGAGCATTGGTTTAAAAGACCCACTCCTGGACATATTTCTTCGCGTGGTTATCGGCTCATCAAATTAGACGGTCGCGTCTATTATTGTCATCGACTTGCGTGGTTTTACGTCCATGGAGTTTGGCCGAATGTGGTGGATCACATTAATTCAGATGGGTTAGATAATCGGCTCCTGAATCTCCGCAATGGATCTTCGAGAATAAACACGGAAAACCAACGCCGCGCTCACCGTGACAGTAAAACCAAGTTGCAGGGAGTCATCTTTCGAGATGGCAAATTCCGAGCTGATATTCAGGCGACTGGCAAAAGGCATTTCTTGGGTAGATTCGATACGCCTGAAGAAGCGTATCAAGCCTACCTATCGGCCAAACGCCGTCTTCATGAAGGATGCACCATATGATCAAGGATTCCCCAGATCGGAGTAATTTGTTTCGCCACAGTTTGCATCGACCGCGCATCAAATTGCCGGTGGTGTTTGTGGGGTGCCTGTTGGGCGTGGGGTTTTGGGTGGGGCTGTGGTGGTGGCTGCGATGAGGACAAAACGTGACAAGCGAGAATTCACGGAGCGCAATCAACGTATGTGGGCCATGCATGAAATGCGTAAGACGCTCAAAGAGATCGCCGAGGAATTTCATATCAGCGCGGTTCGCGTCCATCAAATCTTGGTGCGAGAAAAGCAGCGCATTAACTTAAAACAAAGTGCTTGACGAGGTCTCACTTAATGCCCGTACGATTCGCGCACGCAATTTAGCTGCGAGGATTGAACGTGCCAGAGCGACACAAAGGCGAGCCACTCAACAAATTCGTGGGCCGCTTCGTCTCTTCGAAACGCGAGAAGAAAAAATTCCCTGAATTATCCCAGCGATTGGCTGTGGGATTCGCCGAAGCACGCGAAAAGTCGAAGAAGCGCTGATGGCTCGCGAATACGTCAGCGCCCGCGAAGCCCTCCGCCGTCGCAATCGTCAGCGCCCGAAGGGCAAGCGCTACGAGCCATCCATGGCTGGCCGCGGCATGACGATGACGGATGAGAACCTCACCTTCATCCCGGCCGAGACCCAACTTCGACTCCTTCGTGATCAGATGATCATTGCCCCCATGGATGTGCTGCACAGTCGAATATTGATCATCCCGCCCCACTCAAGCGTGCTGATCCGCGGCAAGGTGCTCGCCGCAGGGCCCGGCTACTACCCGAATCGCTACGATCATAGCGAGAAGCACAAGCGCACCAAAGTGATGGCCGGAACCGTGTTTGTGCCGATGAGTGTCAAGGTCGGCGATGTCGTGCATTTGGATGGCCGGCAGACCGGCAAGAGCGCTTTCGATGCGTTCTATTGGGGTGACAAGTATTGCATCCACTGCCGGCAAGAGGATGTGGCGGGGGTCGAAATATGAAGTTGCGATTCACTCTTTTCCCGCACGGTAAAGTGGAATATTACTGCGAATTGGAAGTTCCCGAATCTGACCTGAACTTAGAAGCCGCCGCCTTTGCCGATCGCTATCTAGCGCCATGCGCCACGGCATTACTGGGGCCATTTGAAGAGCCTTTCCCTACCGATCCAGAAGAAGTTCTGGCGATGCTAAACCGAGGCGGCCCAGAACGGGCATTGAAGTTTTATCATGCCGTGCGCCCCCATTAACTATCCCCCACATTGGCTCCCCGGCCAACTGTTGGACCTCAAGCGCTACATCGACGGCTCCTATCGCGCCACGCTCCTGGGCGATAACGACGATCCGAAGCAGGACTACATCGCTCCATCGGTGCATTTCGAGTCGAGTCGTGAGGCCCAAGCGTTCACGTCATGGTGGTACCAGCCAGCAGCAGCACGAGAGGCCCATGGGCAGGCCCAGTGACTATACCCCAGAGATTGCCGCAGTGATCTGCGAACGCCTGGTAGAAGGGCAGTCATTGCGTTCAATCTGCAAGGCCGATGACATGCCCGCAATTCGCGCGGTGTTTCAGTGGCTTACGAAGCATGAGGCATTCGCGCAGCAGTACGCGCACGCGCGGGAATTGCAGGCTGACACTTTCGCCGATGAAATCACCGATATTGCCGATGATGGCAGTCGTGATTACATCGCCACGGAAGCCGGTCGTGTTGTCGACCACGATCATATTGCCCGCGCCCGCTTACGTGTCGACGCCCGCAAGTGGATTGCCGCCAAGCTCAAGCCCAAGAAGTATGGCGACAAGCTTGAGCTCGGCGGCAATTCGAATGCCCCGATCAAACTGGTGCTGACTGGCTCCGACATCCAGGGATGACCGCTCATGAAGCCTGACATACCAATCATCGGACAGCGCTCTGCGACCAATTCGCTGCTCACGACGAGCCTATTTCGCAACGAAATCCTGCGACGGGATGCTGCGGTGAAAGCATGGCATGACCGCATGAAGATCAGCGAACTGCGCAAATCCTGCGGAGTCGAGGACAAGACGAGCTATACGGTCAACGTTCGCATACCACCGCGGTATACCAATGCACGCTAATTCTGTTCTGCTCATGGGCTTTTGGTTTGCCTGCGGGAGCTTTCTATTCGTGGTTGTGCTGGCCGTCGTGGCAGTTGTTCTGGGGCTGATCTGGAAGGCAATAGAATTTATCGCGCAACTGCTTCGTGGCTACGAGCGGAGGGAGCTATGAATAAGAAAGTCACCTATTCGGTGGCCATGTCCAAGGACACCGGCTGCATCGTTATGATCCGCACCCGCGGCAAGCAAGTTGAAGTCATGGGCTCAATGACCCGCGACGATACCTTGAACTTCGTCAAGGGCATCATGGAATGGTCGGAAGCGACGATCAAAGCCGAGTCGCGCATTGCGTACAACCACTGATGGCTAACTGCGCGCTAACCTTAAGTCAGCTTTCCATGGTCGCCCTCAATGTCGGCCTGAAGATGGGATTCAACGCGGCCGAGGTCGAGTCTTGGTATGAATCGTCCACGGATAGTTTGCGCATTATCGTCAGATTCGCGGATAAGGAACTGTTGAATAAGCCCCGCATGCGCACTCCCTCTGGCTGGGCGCGAAGCTATGACAATGATGCTGTTTGCACCCGTGAGCCGACCATCGTTGAACTGCCAGAATCTATTGTTTATGAGGCAAGTTATGACATAGAGAAGCGCCTCATGGATTCTTTGCTTGAGTTGGTCCATTGAGTGTTCACGCTCACGGCCAAGCAGCAAGAAGCCCAGGAGCTGCTGAATGGCCCCGCCCAGCACGTCATGCTGGCCGGAGGCAGCCGATCGGGCAAGACCGTGCTCATCGTGCGCAAGATCATTCAGCGCGCCTTAAAGGCCCCTGGGAGCCGCCATGCGATCTTGCGCTTTCGCTTCGGTCACTGTGTCCAATCGATCGTGCACGGCACTTACCCATGGGTGCGCAAGAACTGCTTCCCGCAAATTCCCTACAGCCCGAGCGAGATCAACCACAGCGCCTGGTTTGCCACGCTCCCTGGGGGCTCGGAGATCTGGTTCGGTGGGCTCGATGACAAGGAACGGGTAGAGAAGATCTTGGGCAACGAATACGCCAGCATATTCCCGAATGAGTGCAGCCAGATTCCCTGGGCGTCGCGTAATGTGGCGGTCACCCGCTTGGCGCAAAAAGTCATGGACAGCGCCACGGGTAAGCCGCTGCGACTCAAGATGTACTACGACGAGAATCCGCCCGACAAAGGCCACTGGACCTATCGGCTCTTCAAGACCAAACAAGACCCCGATACCAAGCAATATCTCGTCGACCCCGACAACTATGCCTTCATGCAGTTGAATCCGCGCGACAACCTCGAGAACCTGCCTCCGGAATACATCAAGACGCTCGAATCACTCCCGCTGCGTCTGCGCAAACGCTTCCTTGACGGCGAGTTCCGCGACCAAACTCCAAACGCGCTATTCATCGATGAGAATTTGGAGAAGTGGCGGCATGTGGACGGGGACTTACCCGACATGCTGCGCCTGGTGGTGGCTGTTGACCCCTCCGGTGCTGAGGACGATGAGAACATTGACAACGACGAGATCGGCATCAGCGTGTGTGGGTTGGGCGTCGATGGCAATGGCTATGTGCTGCAGGACCTGACCGTCAAGGCGGGGCCGGCGACGTGGGGGCGCGTCGCAGTACAGGCGTATCTGCGCGAGAAAGCCGACCGTATCGTCGGTGAAGTGAACTTCGGCGGCGCGATGGTGGGTCACGTCATCCGCACGGCGGCCCTAGAGCAAAAGACGCGCGTGCCGTTCCGTAGCTTGACCGCAAGCCGGGGCAAGGTCGTGCGCGCAGAACCGATTGCCGCGCTCTTTGAGACGGGCAAATGCCGCCTGGTGGGATTCCATCAGAACTTGGAGGACGAGCTCTCAGGATTTACCACCTACGGTTATACGGGCGATCACAGCCCGAACCGGGCGGACGCGATGATCTGGGCGCTGAGCGATCTATTCCCCGAGTTGATGCGCCCCGAGGAGCCGAAGAAGGAAGTGGCTCCAGTGCAGATTGCTAGACGGCGCACGGGTACCGAATGGATGCACCGATGAGTATGAACCTCAAAAACTTGCCACCATTGCCTTCGAATCCTTACGACTTACGCCCCGTTGACCGGCTCGATGAAGTGCTGGCGCTGCTGCGCGAGATTCGCGACTTGCTGAAAAAGGCCAAGAAATGAGCGAGACCCGCGATCCCGACTTTGATGCGATTAGCGAAGCCGACATCTTCGAGGAAGCACGCGATCGGCTAAAGATTGCCATCGATGCGGATTCGGATAATCGCAAGCTCGCCAAAGAGGATCTGCTCTTCCGTGAGGGCGAGAACCATTGGGACAACAACTTTGTGACTACCGAGTCACAGGAAAGTCCCGAGCTCGTCATCAACTTCACCGATACCCTGGTCGGCCGGGTGGTGAACAGCATTGCCGAGCGCGAGCCGCGTGGGAAGTGTCACCCCATTGGGGACGGCGCCGATGTCGAGCGGGCGGACATCATCAATGGCCTGGGGCGGCATATCGAGTATCGGTCCGATGCCTCTGTCGCCTACGACATCGCCGTCGACAATGCAGTGACCTATGGGTGGGGTTGGGCGCGTCTCCTGGCTGAATTCGCCTCTCCCAAGAGCTTCGATAAAGAAATCCGCATCGTACCGATCATGAATTCCTTCGAGGTCTACCCGGACCCCGGCGCGATCATGCCGACCGCCTGTGATATGAAATGGTGCTTGATCTCACTCAAGATGAAGCGCATCGAATTCAAGCGACAAAACCCCGGAGTCGAACTCATTGCGTGGAATGATGTGGGCCGGGATGAATTTAGGGCCGATTGGGAGGACAAGGAAGAGATTCGTTTAGCGGAGTATTTTCGCATTCGCGAGAAGACCGACACGCTGTATCAGCTTCAGGACGCTCAGGGGCAGACTTACACCTGCTTCAAGAATGAGATGCCCTCTGACGCACAGATGGCACAGATGGGCGCTAAAGTCGTCCAGCAGCGCGAATCCTCACGTCAGCAAGTCGAGTGGTTTCGTTTGAACGGGACCCAAGTCGTCAAACGCGCAGTGATGCCGGGCCAATGGATTCCGCTCGTGCGTTGCCAGGGCAGTGCGCGGAACATCGACGGCAAGATCTACCGCCGCGGTATGGTCAGATTCCTCCAAGACCCGCAGCGCATGGTCGACTATGGCGAGGTGGCCAAGATCAAGCGGTTGGGATTGACCCCGCAATCGCCGTGGGTGGCGTGGGAAGGGCAGCTGGATGGGCACCCGGAGTGGGAAAGCTCCAACATTGCGAACTATCCCGTTCTTGTGGTCAAGCCGATCACGATCACGACGAGCCAGGGTGAGCAACTGTTGCCGCCGCCGCAGCGCCAGCCGCCAGCACAGGTGGAAGCGGGATTCGCCGAATTCATCCAGGGCATGCGCTCGAACCTGTTGGCGATCGCCGGTATGCCGAACGAGCCGGGGCAGGATGCGCAGGATGGACCCGCGGTCTCCGGCCGTGCTTTGCAACGCCGCGACAAGCTCTCGGATCAGTCGCATAGCCACTTCTACAAAAATCAGAAGCTCTTCATTGCGCAGATCTGGCGGATCATCTTGGAGTGGGCTCCCCATTATTACAGCGGGGCGCGCCTACAGCGCATCATCGGGGAAGATGGCAAACCGCAGATGGTCCAATTGAACCAAGCGGATGGCACCAACGATATGACGACGGGCCGCTTTGATGTGGTGATGGACGCAGGCCCCAGTTACGAGACCAAGCGCGAGGAGGGGGCCGAGGCGTTGATTGAACTGATGGGCGCGGGACCGATGGGCGAGATCGTCGCCAAAACCGCCCCTGATTTGGTGTTTCGCGCGCAAGACTTCCCCTATGCCGAGGAGATCGCGGATCGCTTGGCGGCCCAGACGCCCGAAGGCCTTAAGAAGATCATGGAGAATCTGCCGAAGGAAGCGCGCGCGGTGGTGCAATCCTTGGCGACTCAGAATGCGCAGTTGAAGCAGGCGCTGCAGGCTGCTGAACTCGAGGTCAAGTACGGCATTCAGAAAGCCCATCTGCAGGCAACCGTCAAAGCGCACGACGTGGAGGAGTCGAACAAGACCAAGCGCGAGGATACGCAGACGCGCGCCGACACCGCCATCAAAGTCGAGGCCATGCGCGGCCATGTAACGCTCGCCAAGGAGGAGATCGCCGCCGGCGCCGAGCTGCTCAATACCCACGTCGAGGCCAAGTATCACGAGAAAGAGGCCGAGCGGATGATGGAAAGCGCGGAGAAGGCCGAAAATGGCGCGGCTTAGTCTCTGCATTCCGACCTTCAATCGATGCGCATTCTTGGAGTGGACCTTGAATCGCCTGATCGAAGACTTTCCTGCCGCTCAGATCGTCATTTCCGACAATGATTCGAGCGATGGGACGAATGCTCTCGCGCACGGCTATCGAGGGTATCGGCGCCAATCCATCAATATCGGCGCCTTTCCAAACATGCTCGCGGCACTCAAGGGGGCAACCGGCACTTACGCCGTCTACTGCGCCGATGACGACTATCTGCTGCCCAATCAAGTGGCCGCCGGCATCGCCTATCTCGACGCACACCCGGAAGTTGCTGCGTACTGCGCCCCCTGCGAGATTTGGAATGAAGTCGCGCAAACCCCCTTCTGGAACGCCTTCAAGGTCGGTCCACCGCGGGTATTTACCAAGACTGACGGCCTCGAACTGTTCAACTTCCTCATTTCCCATCATGTTTGGCCCGAGCATCTGATCTACCGCACGCCTGTTCCCCTTCACGCCAGGACGCGCGCGTATTGGGCCTTCGCCGACCTGGTTGATCTATTGCAGGCCGGCGATCTTTATTTTGATCCCACGCCCTTCTACCGCAACGTCCTGGTGCATCCGGTGGGCGAGCGCGAACAGTTGGGCAACACGCAGTGCCTGACCTATTTCGATGAGTATCGCGCGGGCTTGGAAGTGCTGGCCCACGGCCTCTTTGGCGATCAATTGCCGTACCGCGCGCGCCATCAGATTCAAGAGATGATCAGTTCCTTCATTTGCACGCGCATGGATGTGGCGCGCCGATTGTATGAGCGAGCCGGGGATACGGACAACGCCCGCATGCTCGCTGCCCGACTAGCCATTGCCAACCCCGTGAGAGATGCCGCATGACGACCGTAGTGCTCGATTCCAAGGATTTGGTTGAGTCCGTGACCACAGGGACCGTCCCAGTCCCCGCAGGCATTGCCGAGGACAACGCACGCCAGGCCGAGAAGCGCGGCGAGAAGCCGGCCGAGGCGAAACCCGCCGCCAAGGCAGACGAGGCCGATCCGGTCAAGGAAGCCGAAGCCGCTCTCGCCAATGCCGATGATGTCGAAGGCGAAGATGGCCTAACCCCCCGTCAGCGGCGCGAATACACCGCCGCCATGCTCAAGACCATCGGCAAGAAGCATCGGGCGCAGAAGGAAGCCGAGGAGCTTGCAACCCGTCAGTACAACGATCGGGTGTTGGCGGAGCAGCGCGCCCAAGAAGCGGAGCGCCAGTTGGCTGAGATCAAGGCGAAGACCGCGCCGGCGCCCAAGGTGGAAGAGGCGAAAGTCCCGGCTCGTGAAGACTTCAAAGACGATCAGTCCTACTGGGATGCGATGGTCGACTATCGCGTGGATCAGAGACTGCGCGTCGCTCAAGCCGAGGCCGCGCAGCGCCGCGATGAAGAGCATCAAGCCGCCATCGTCGCCAAAGCCACGGAGCGCGTCGAGAAGGCGCGCGAACTCGTGCCGGATTTCAATGAGGTCGTGGGCGCCATCGATGCGCCGATCCCGCCGTATGTCGCGAACTACATGCAAGAATCCGAGATGCTGGGTGAATTAAGTTATTATTTCGGCCAGCACCCCGAAGCGTTAACTAAACTCGCGAAGATCACCGAAGGCGTTCGTGAAGGAACGCGCGCATACACCGAGGCGGTGACGAAACAATTAGTTGCATTGGGAAAAATCGAGAGTACACTCCAACCATTCGCATCCAAAGCGAAAGTCGATACCGGTGAGCCTCTCACCAAGAACGGCAAAGAGCCGAGTCCAGAAACGGGAACCGCCCCGAGTAAGCCCCGCGTCCAAGCGCCGATTATCGCGCCCTTGAATGGCGGCAGTGCCTCCCAAGTCTTGAAAGATGAAGCGGACATGACTGGTTCGCAAGTCATCACGGCCTGGCAGAAGAAGCACGGCGTCACTCTCACGGCTCGCAAGCGTCACTAAGGAAAGCGGGAAAACCCAAGCTTTCTCGATGCGCCTTGAATGGCGCGGTGGACGACTTTGGCGAACCAACTCCTGACGATCAGCATGATCACGAATCGTGCTCTGCCCGTTCTTGCGAATCTCTGCACCCTCACTGACAAGTTCAACCGTCAGTACGACAAAGAATTCGGCGTCAAGGGCCGCAAAATCGGCGCGACCTGCAACGTGCGCATGCCGCCCCGCTACTTGGGCACTTTCGGTCCCGCGCTCAATGTCGAGCCCTCGACCGAGAACTACGTTCCGGTGTCGATCCTGTACCAGTTCCACATCGATATTCAGTTCAACACCATCAACATGCTGTTGGACATCGACGAATTCGAAGAGCGCTTCATCCATCCGGCGTGTATTGCGGTCGGCAACCGCATCGATTCGGACGGCGCCTATTTCGGCTTCCAAAACACGGGGAGCATGGGTGGCACCCTAGGCACCCCGCCGACCTCGTATCTGCAGTTCGCCCTCGCACGCGCAGTGCTGGTCTCCGAAGGCATGCCGAAGGGTGAAATCCCCTCGGCGGTCCTCCATCCCATCGCCCAGGCCTACATGGGCGACAGCTTGAAGGGGCTCTTCAACCCCCAAGCACGGGTCGCGGACATCTACGAAACCGGCATGATCGCGAAGAAAACCGCCGGGTTTGATTGGTTCGAAGACCCGAATATCGCGAACTACACCACGGGCGTCCTCTCGGGGACTCCGGTACTCGCGGGTTCGACGGCGCCAACTGGCGGCACGGCACTCCTCACCTCCGGATGGGCGCAGTCGGGAACTTTCTCGGGGCTCTCGAACACGACCGCGTCTTGCATCGTGGGCGATACGCTGCAGATCAAGGGCGTCTTCCCCGTCAATCCGCAGAACCGCGGCCAGTACGGCACGACCTTGAAGCAGTTCGTCGTGCTACCCCCTGGTGGATACGCTCAGATGACTGGCGTCGCCGCCCCCGGCGGTCCGCAGTTCGCCGCGGCCACGCTCTCGCACGGCACCTTCAATGCGGCCACGGGTGTCTATACCTCGAACGGTTCCGGACTGCTCACGGTCACCGTTGCCGAATGCTTGATCTCGGGCGGACAGTTCCAGAATTCAAGCTCTGCGCCGGTTTCCCCCTTCACCGTGACCATCAACGGTCAGGCGGGTGTGGGTTCTGCGGTCGCGAACACGCAGCACTTGGCGTTCCATCGCGACGCCTTTGCGCTGGCCTTCGTCGACTTGCCGCTGCCGCGTACGGCGGTGGAAGCATCGCGGGCCTATGACGAGGATCTAGGTCTCTCGATCCGCATCGCGACGCAGTACACCATCAACAACGACGCGGAACCGACGCGTCTTGATGTCGCGTATGGCTTCGCCAGTCTGTATCGCCAGCTCGCCTA